TGTTTCAACAGACATTCTAAAAACTCTTAAAAATTGTTGTGTCGTAGTAACTGTGTTTGTACCATCTAAATCAACAGTTTCTTCCACAAGAGCATAAGAAGAATCAAGTCCTTGTATTCTTAAAGTTCTTGCAGCTGTTCCTACTACATCATCATTAGCATTATCACTGACTACATCAAGAGTAGCTTGAGCTGTTTGCCAAGGATAATTGTTTCCTGTTTCCCAAATAGTTTCAAAAGCACCTGATCCAATGGTTGGGTTATATCCAAACTTATTGACCATAGAGTAACCAGGAACTTTACCTTGTTGAACTGCTAAATAAAATGGAATATTACCAACTGTACTTCCACCTGTTATTGGATTGACATTATTACAAGACATTATCTAGCAGTTGCTGGGTTATCTCCCACTAAAGGTTCTTCGGCAAATGCCATGTAGATGTATGAGCCAGAACTATTTAATCTACTATCAGTAGTTCTTATTTTAAATCCATTTGATAATATATCTACAGAGTTTGCTGTGCTAGTTTGTTCTGCACTATTCGAATTAGCAAAAAGAAAGTTTTCTACTACATTATAAGTGCTTCTTTTAGTATCATACATAAACCAAGATTCATTCAAACTTGCTGATTTAATCATTACAAATGCAGGTTTAAATCCTGTATAAGTAAATGGCCCATCAACATTTGCGTTTGATGTGTATAAACCAAACTTGCTGAAGCCTTTAACTTCTGCGAAGCAGTAGGCAATATTTTCTCCACCATTATTATTATTTGCATCAGTTGTACCTATACTAAATACAGAAGATGTTGGAGATGTGTTATTCCAATAGTCTATACTTGAACCACTTACTGCATTAGTTAAATCTAAACGCAAATATTTATCATTACCTGTCATTTCTGTATAAATAAGCCATGCATTAGATACATCTAAACCTTTTGTTATAATAACTTTAGGTGCAACTCCTAACCCATGTCCACAAGTTAATGGAGAACCTGTTCCTGTATATTTAACAATACTAAATCCACTTGTTGTATTAACACTAACTGTTGAGGTTATGCTTCCATCAGTATTAGATGAACCACTTGTATTATCTGCTAACCAATTCCATGATGCGTAAGTTGCTCCACTACCATTAATTTCTGCATTTAAACCTAAAGTAAAACCATCTGAATCAAATGATGTTTGTGTATCTGTTTGAGTTGTTTCTGCATTAGTGCCATTTGGAATTAATCTTTCTCCTGCACCTCTTACTATATCATAGGCATTATGATTTTCAGCAACTGACCTTCCTTTAGTCCAAATTAAATCTGGCTGAAACCCAACTCCTGTAATAGATTGCGTTGAACCATTACCTGTATAAAGTTTAGTATTAAAATAATCCGAAGGTTTTTTAATTGTAGTGTATGCCATGACTAAACTATCTCCTTGTAGTTAATTTCTTTGCATGAGTGTAACGAATGTAAAGCCATTATAAATTTAATCCTTTGGTTGAAAGAGCAGTATAACCTGTTGGAACATCATATTCAAATATTCCTATACCACTTGCGTTAGTTCCTGCACTAGCTACTGCTGTAGTTCCGAAGTAGCCATTGCCGAAATTACATTGAAGATTTGAATCTTCAACTGTTGCACCTACAACAAAAAAATCATCCATAGTAATTGAAGAATACATAGCATTAGTTGTTGTACCAGCTTCTATTTCAGCTTGTGTTGCAGAATTAAACCATGTTCCATTTTTCCCTACCCAAATTGCACCATTATCAGCATCAAAAGCTACCATAAATATATCTCCTGTTGATGCGGCAGTGCCATAAGAAGTTTGTGTACTATTGTTATATCTTCTTCCATGTTCACCCATATACGAATAAGAATTAGCTGATTGACCAACATAATCCATAATTTCTTGTGGTTTTGAAATACCTATAAATTGTTTCATTTCTCCACTTAAAAATTTAGCTTCCCAATACCATTTTCCACTATTAACACCTATTGTGCTAAATGATGTTCTAAAAGCATCAGCACTATTTGTAATTTCTAAATTTCCATTTGAAAAAGTGTTTGCACCACCTGATGTTGGAATTGCCAAAGGATTCCATGTAGCAAAAACATTTGAAGGATTATCTTCAGTATTTGTTAATGTACCACCTGCAACTGTAAAGTTGTTACCATTACCAGATTGGTCGGTAACACTATTACCATCTTTTAAAATAAAGAAACCATTAGTTCCATAAGTTACACTTGGAGAAGTATTAATTGTCCAAACACCATTAGCATCAGCTTGTCCAAATGCTGAAGCATCATAAGCTGTGCCGTCAATAAAGTGAATGTGTGTCATTAAGCCGTTAAAATAAGTAGAACCCCCACCACCAGCAGCATCATCAATATAACCAATTTGATGAGGAACTGTATTATTTACTTTACAATCATAATTTTGACTTGGATAAGTTTCTGGAGAAAAAGATGTTTGTTGTGTTCCATTTATATAAATTTTTACTCTGTCTGAAGCAGTTGCTTGTGTAGTGTCTACAGCAATTACAATATGATACCAAGCTGAAGTATCTCTTAGTACAGCAGATGTGGTTATGTCACCAGCACCTGCATTATTAAATACTATTCTAAAAGTATCGTTTGCATTAAAATGTAAAGAATCTTCATCATTTGCTCCTGCAGAAGAATTTGCTCCAAATAAAGTCATCTGACCTGCGTTTGATAATTCACTTCTTTTAATCCAACCACTCCAAGTCCAAGTTCTTCTATTTCCTGCACTTGATGGTGTTCTTGATAAAGATGTACTAGCCATTAGCAAATCTCCGATTTGAAAATTGTATTCATTAGTTAAACTGTGCTCCTCCTGTTGCACCAAATGATGATGTCAAACTAAAACTTCTGTCTGCTGTTTGACCTTCAGCATCTGTTGCTCTGATTGTAAAATTATAAGTTGTTGCTGTTGTAGAGCTACCACCAAAGTCAGTTGTTGTTATCACACCTGTTGAACTATTTAAAGAACAATTTGCTTGTGAGGCATTTGTTAATACAGATGTAGTTTCTGAGTAAGTAACAGCACTATCTGAAGTAGCTGATACTGTAGCAACTGTACCAGAAAAATCTCCAGCAATAGTTCCTAAATCTCCAGCAGCAGTATTCCAAGTTGGAGCATCTGATACTGTTAAAATATTACCAGATAATACTGCAAGACCATTAGGATTTTCTATTCTTAATCTGTATTCAGCATCTACTGATAAAGTTAATTGAACAGTTAAAGAAGTAGAGTTGCTATATGAAACTGTGTCAGCATTATACCAAATACCAGTTGAAGGATTTAATGCTTCTACTCTTGGTATGCTTTCAAAGTTAGCACCTGTAATAGTAATGCTTGTTTGAGCATTAGTTATTGTACTAGGTGATATAGAACTAATTGTTGGTTTTGTTTCAGCAACACCAGTTAGATTACTTCCATCAATAGCAGGTAACGTAGCAGGAAATACTGCATCAGGTAATTTAGCAGAACCATCTAATTTAGTTAATTCATTAGCTTGGTTTGCGTCATTAAATACGTCAGATATATCTCGTGCTTTAGTCACTTATTCTCCTATTATTCTACTGGTGGTGTATAACCAGTTAATGCAGTTGCCTCAGCTTGAGTAAGTCCAAGATCAAGAAGCTTTTGATTGCCATTAGCTTTGTTAGTTGCGTCAGCTTGTTTAGCTGTTTCTTCTGCTTGAATATCTTGTTGAGCTTTAACAGTATTAGCTTCAGCTTGTGCAATTTCTTCAGCAGTTAAATTTTCTTCAACAATACCATCTGGTGTAATTTTAATTTTTTTCATAATTTACTCCTTATTTTTTTAATCCATAGACTAAAATATTATCTACTTCTAATGTTCCACTTCCAAATTGATAAGGTGCAATAGAAATACCACTAATCACATCTGTAGATTGTCTATTACCTGCACCATTATATTTTCCAAAAGAACCAGTTCCATCCCAACTCATACTATCAAACTGAAAATTTGTAATATTTCCATCTAATGGTCTATAAATTGTAAATTCAAAATCTGACCTAGCAATACTATTTGTAGCATTTGTTACATATCCAACATCCATATAAGTTTGTTGCCAAGCATTAGTCCACATTGCAGGAGCAAAGCCTGTACTAGAATTTTGGTAAAAATTTGCAGCTACAAAAGTATAATCATTTGATGAGGCAGCAGTACCAGAAACATTAAATCTTACAGAAAGTCTATTGCCTGACATACTTCTACCACAAGCACCTATTACATAAATTTTATAAACATCATAATCAGAAGTAAAATGACCATCTATAGACATTGTATTTGCATCTGAAGGTGTAGTTGAACTTAATAAAACATAATCTGATGATAATGTTCCCCAACTAGGATTTGCACCAGTACCATTAGTTTGTAAAACTTGACCACTTGTTCCTGCACCAAGTCTAGCAAGACCAGACGCATCTCTATAAACAATATCGCCTTGTGTAGTTAATGTTGTTGTTAAATCTGTTCCATCAGTACCATTAGTACCAGCTGAAGACATTTGCTCCCAGTAAGTAGCATTAGTTGGCAAGTTTCCTGTACTAGCTAGAATACAAATGTATGACGAACCATTGTAAGATACAACGTCATCTACTGTATAAGCTGTTCCACCAGCATAAGCTCCTTGCCATTTGAACTTAATACTGCCTAAGTTAATTGTAGCCATATTTTCTCCTTAAATTGTAGCTATTAGTTCGCCATTTGAGATTGAGAAGGTAAACCCACTCGCACTAAATAAAACATCATCAAATGTGGCGTATGTTGCACTTGAAATGTTGTCAGCTCCTTGATTAGTTGTAGTAACTATAAGATTACCATTACTATCTTTATTGAAGCCATATACTTCTGCACTACTAGCATTTCCAGGTTGGAAAGTACCAGCAGAAGCATTATAAGTCAATACCTGACCATCAGTTACTCCACCTGTTGAAACATCAGTAGCATCATTAATACTAAAGTTTGCTAATTGGAATGTTCCATAAGCTACTATATCTAATACATCAGATGTAGAAGCTGCTACAGTTAATACTATAGAAGTACCTGAAGTCGCTGTAAAATCTGTACCATTAATTAATTTAACACCATTTAAATATACATCTAAATATCCAGCATCATAAGCAAGTGTATTTGCGTTATCATCAGCACCAGTAAAAGTTATTTGACCTGATGTAGCTGTATAAATAAATCTAGCAGCTGTTCCATTTACTGAAGAACCTGCATTTTGAAATCCAGAAGATCCATAAACCTTCATGGTATCTGAAGAAGTATCAAACCATAAATCTCCACTTGTTGGAGAACTTGGAGCAGTTGCTCCTATAAAATAAGTATCAGCAAAATTATTAACATCAGTTATGTTAGATGCTACTATATTAACATTAGCAATAGATCCACCAACATTATTTACATTTGCAATATTTGTTGCAACAGTACCAATATTATCTGATCCTGTTAAATCTGTAGCTACAGTACCAATATCAGTTGCATCTGCAACAACAGCAGTAACATCTGCACTAATTCCTGCAACAGTAGTTACATTTGCTGAAATACCAGCTACTGTAGAAATATCTGCTGCGTTTCCTGAAACAGCAGTTATATTAGAATCATTATTTGCAACAGTTGTAATATCTGAGCTTATAGAAGCTACAGTTGTTACTTCAGTTGCTTTAGGTACTAATCTATGAAAAGTATAAGTATGTAAAGTTGTAGTTGTTTCTACTAATAAACCATAACCAG